GGGATTCTATGACACCAAGAAAAGAGTATATTCCGCCCCCATCAACTCAAGTACAGTTGGGAACGTTGTTAGTATAGAACAAACATCACCTTACTCTGCTATGATACCAAAGCAAACTCCACTTGAATCTGCATTTGTATGAGTTATCAACCACAGGTCAATGATTATGTTGTTTGGACCAATGATGTGGAAGGTTGGGTGTATTTCACTGATAAGGAATATATTACAATTGAACAGTCTGTACGCCCAAAGGATGAGGTTAATTATCTGTGTTGTTCACTTCATCGTAATGAAAGAGTGCTGGTAGTTTGTTATCCTGAACAGTGGAAAGAATTGACTTATATTAAATCAAGAGATTCAAAGTATGAAGAAGAAAAAAACACTGTGGAGATTGTGGGCAAAAGCGATTGGGGAGAAAGCAAGTAAAAATGACAGAGAATCAGACCACATTGCTGGTATACGCACTGTTATATTCGGTACTTATCTTCTTACTAATCTATTCATTATCGCAGGTGTCATAAGACATTGGAACGACGGACCAACCATTAATCTGTATTATTATGAAGTACCAAGTCATCTATCTCAAACCAAAGAAGAAAGCATTCTCAAAACAAATCGTAACTTTCTATACGATTGAGGATGCTAATGATTGGGAGAAGTATGTAAAGAGTCAAGGATGCCAAAATACTGAAATTATACCAGTTTTATAGTGTTTTTAACTTAAATTTAATTAAAAAAGGTATTAAAAAACATATATTACTGTTTTATTTGATTCTCAATAAGTATAATATTAATGAGAATCAATTGAGTATTATTGTTGAGAATAGAGTGTTATAAGTCTTCTAAACCCCTCCAGTTCTTGTGGGCTAAGTCTGTTTAGCATAAGACGCGCAGTTTGTCAAGCCCCACGACGCGCCGAAATCCCCAGGACCTTGACATTCTTATAAGTTCGTGATAGAATCTCGACGAGATCTTATGTGTCTAGAAGCACACAAATCTCGACTAGACTACATATATACTATCATAAGATCTCGACGAGACTACATCTAGTTCTTGCATCTCGTCGAGATTTGTGCTACAATACACAAGCATTCATACAATCTCGACGAGCTATGTACGACGACTACGATCTCGACTATACATACGCAACAGATTACTCATACGATCTCGACGAGTATTATGCATCTGATGCACTAGATCTCGACGAGGATTATGCACGAGATACACATGATCTCGAAGCACTTGCATATCGTCATTATGCATGATATAATCTAGTACACATACACATCTAGACCTCATGTTAGCACAGAAACGCCTAGTCCGTGTTACATTAGACATCATGTGTTATGATGATCTAGATGTACATGATATCGATTGGAAAGAGTTACTGGAACTCGAAGGTGACGAGGAAGTTTATTCTAGCATCAGGGAATTCGATCCGTTTGATTAATGTGACAGTTTGAATATTGTCCTTATTCTCAATTAATAGTCCTTATTGATTCTCAATAAGACCTTAGTTATTGAGAATGCAACCAATTGGAGAACTGGCACACACCCCCTTGCGGTGTGCCTGAATCCCTGATAAATTACATTTGTTCCTGAGAGACAAACCATGTTTGATGAACTCTGGTCTGAAATCCAAGACATGCCTGGTGAGATTTTTGACCTTGACATTCCTGAACTCAAAGATGAAAAGTTCGATGTCAATGAGTACCTGAACGCTAACTACGATTACTGAAACCATGACCAACAACGCTAAAACCTGGACCGACGATTTCAGCGGACTTGTTGAGAAGTATGCCGAGTTCGTGATGGATTCGATGGACATGAAGACGATGGAACAATTCGTGTTTGATACACTTGTTTCGTCTTATAATGACTACAGTGAGGAAGAACTTATCACCGACATTCGTGAGTGTTATGGTGATGAATGGTTCGAAGATAATGGCGTGGAGTTGAAAGAAACTCCTGAGATGTGACAGTTGAGGAACTGGCACAAGGGGGGTTGCGGTTGGCAGCAACCCCTGCTATCTTAAGAGTATGAAAAACACACACCTCGAACACCCCGAAGACACCATCCTGACGGGTGACCTTTCTGTTCTGAATTGGTTCGTGAATCCTGGCACCTTGAGTGTTAAGATTGACGGTGCTCCTGCTATTGTTTGGGGCACCAATCCTGCTACTGGAAACTTCTTCGTTGGCACCAAAAGTGTGTTCAACAAAGTTAAAATCAAAATCAACGAATCGCATGAGGACATTGATGCAAACCATGAGGGTAATGTCGCGCAAATTCTACATTGTTGCCTGGATTCTCTTCCTCGGTTCGATACTATCTACCAAGGTGATTTTATCGGGTTTGGTGGATTGTCTGAGTACACTCCCAACACAATTACCTATAAGTTCCCAGAAGTAGTTACTCAAAGTATCATCATCGCTCCTCACACTTGCTATTATGCAAAGAGCGATCTTCGTGATGCGGAAGCTTTCCCTGACCGTAGCATCTGGACTGATACCGAAACGGTGAAGTTCGTGAAACCGAATGCATACATCCTGCACAATCAGGAGTCGTTCGCTGATGTTGAAGAGGTGTGCAAGTTCGCCCGTCAAATGTCTACTGCTTGTGAGTTCGTTTCTGTTAAGGAAGCAGCAAAGATTAAACAGCAAATCAACGCTTGTATTCGTGCTGGTGAGGAAGTGAATCCCGATGACTTTGATTGTGATGCTAACCTGCTGCGTCTGTGGGCATTGGTGAAGTCTATCAAAGATGACTGTTTGTTCCTCTGCCGCAATGATGGTCCTGCTGCTTATCTCTACGGCAACAGAATCGATGCAGAAGGTTATGTTCTCACCAATCAGTTTGGTATGTTCAAACTGGTGAATCGTGAGGTCTTCAGTTATGCTAACTTCAACAGCGGACGCTTTCAGTGTGCCAGCTGAACAAGTGGCACACACCCCCTTGTGGGGACTGCCTGATGCCTTATGATATCTTCAGTTGAGAGAAACCCCGTGGCAACCACCGCATCCCGCAACACTACCACTGGCAAATCTTATGAAGATGTGGTGGAAGAACTGCTCACTGAGCACACCGATCACAAAGTTCAGGCACAAGTTAACATCGGTGCCAAACGCAATGGTGGGCGTCATTATGTTGACATTCTTCTGAATGAGCAACATCTTATCAGTCTGAAGTATCAGCGTGTGCAAGGAACTGCGGAAGAAAAGATTCCGTTTGAGGTAATGAAACTGCAACATGCTGTGAATGATCATGGTTACAAAGATGCCGTGATTGTGATTGCTGGACCTGATAAAGCATGGAAGTGGAAAGAATACTATCTCAGCGATGAGTTTCAGACTGATATGAAGCGAATCTATCCTGATGTTCGCATCATCTCTCACGAACAGTTTGTAGAGGAGTTTATGGTATGATCCACTCCCTGACCCGTTCCCGCTCCGCTGACTTTCACCGCGCTACCATGCTCAAGCTCCTAGCAGCTGCTGGTGTCACCTTCCTACTGTGGCAACCGCTGGCACCCGTTCGCTATGTGACAGCTGACGCACTGGCACTCGCTGCCGACCAACTGCGCCGCTGACCCTGTAGGATTATCCCATACCAAACAACCCCACTCCAATGAAAGTTCAGCAAGTCGGCAGCAACCAAACCGAAGTCACCCTGGCAGACGGGACCTGCGTCCTGTTCTCCTATCAGACCCCCGTCGCCGCCATCGTCCCTGGCAAAGGGTGGATGCGGACCGCCTACCAGTGGAGCGCGACGACGACAAAGCACATTAACGCCTGGCTGCGGAAGCATCAGGGCACCTATGTGATCGATGGGGCGGCGCGTGTGCCACAATGGGATCTGGACCAACTGGTGGCATTCTGACCCCCTGACCCTGTAGGATTATCCCATACCAAACGAACCCCACCATGACCTACGCCCAGATCACCGCCTCCGAACTCTCCGCCTCTGAGGCACGCTGCGCCATTTTTGACCTGGCAGACGATTTCTCCTGGGAGACCATCGCCCGTGAGATGATCGCCCGCATGAGTGGCGATGAGGCACGGGAGTTTGTGGACGACTTCCAGCGCCTCTATGCCGACTGAGGCACTGGCACACTGGGGGTCACGCCCGACCCCCTGACCCCTTAGAATTCTAAAGTCAACCAAAGGCAACCGACCCATGCGCTACAACCCCGCCACCGACCGTGCCATCTCCATCGATGAGATTGCTGCCCAGTGTCGCGCTGCCATCCTGAAGGCAGATGAGCGTCGTTATGTTGAGCAGGTCGCAGACCGAATTTACGATGAGATTCTGACCGCTGCCCGCTGGGAGGATGACGTTCTGATCGCTGCCTGACCTGCTACAATACTCTCACCCCACATCCCCTGAAACCATGACCCTGGACCTCGCAACCGCCCTCCTGAATCGCGCTGCCACTGGCGCCCAACTGCTGGAGATTCTGGAGACCATCGCCAACGATGAGGCAGACGCCAACATTGCAGACTGCGCCGCCTACTTCGAAGCGATCCAATTCTGAATCTGACCCCAGACCCCCACGGTTCGCCGCTGGGGGTCTTACCATTAGGAAGACCGCAACCGACCTGATGCAACCGCTCAAGATTCGTGACGCCCGCCGCCTGATTCTGAAGGCAGGCGCCACAATCAAATCAGGCGGCAGTCACGACAAAGTGACTCACCCCGCCATCGCCCAGACCTTCCACCTCCCCGCTCACGGTAGCAAGGGACGCCCGACGCTCTCCCCTGGCATGACCCACGAATTCCATAAATTCCATGCCCTGATGCTCGCTGCCAAATCCGCCGCCTGACCTGCTACAATATCAAAGCAACCGACACCGACCCGATGACCTTCGCCACCTTCCCTGACCTGCTGGAATCCTGCACTGATGAGAACGGGTGCATCCGATGGGGCACCGCCTGCCAGGCAGCAAAGGATCACGGTCTGTGGGATGACTTCCGCACCGACTATGGGGTGACCGCCCGCTTCGGTCCTGTCGATACGGGTGAGTTTCTGGTGTGGTTGGGGTATTGACCCCTACCCCGTTCGTGCCCTACAATTCCAAAGCAACCGACAGACGACCGATGCGCTTCCCCCTTGCGATGTGCTCTGACCTCCAGACCCGTCAAATCAAGTGGATTTCCCGTGCCGACCAACTGAAGAACGGGTCCCGCCCTTCGGCATACATCCACTGGGGTCTGCCCGCTTCCGTGCTGGCAGCCCAGTATGCTGAGACACACGCTCAGGAAGCAGAGGAGGCACTGCCGACCTGGTGACCCCACCCCCTGCCCTCTGCCCTTACGGGTGGGGGGCAGTTCCTTATGCGTTCGTGTTTGGCAGTCGGGTGCGGCGGGTTTTTATGCCGCCGCCCCGCGATATAAAAACGCATCACTACCCTAAGCTATAAACGACCCAAATCGACCTCTAAATATCTCACTCTTTAAAAAATTCCGGATACTATATAATCTTGAAAAAGGTCAATCATAATACTCAAAATGAAAAAAAATTCCGGAGATATTTTTGAGTCCATACAAGTCGATCCAATTACAGGCGAATACTTTGTAATTATTCCAGAGCACATTATGAATGAACTTTCTTGGTACGAAGATACTGAGATAAAACTTTCAATAGAGGGAAATGAAGTAATCCTCTCAGAAAGAGACTAATTGACAAACCATACATAATACTGTATGATATGAATGTAAACGACTTATCTTATGGCTAAAGGATTTACTGTAAAGGCAAAAACGCCTGTAGCTTCACAAACACAGGAATGGGATTATGACCTGGCAAAAGAAATGGTGCGCGGCAAGTCCGTTGTATTCTGTTTGCCTGGTCGAGGAGTTTCTTACACTTACTTAAAGAATTTTGTACAGCTTTGCTTTGACTTAGTGCAGGCAGGGGCAAGCATTCAAATTTCGCAAGATTATTCTTCGATGGTAAACTTTGCAAGATGCAAGTGTTTAGGGGCGAATGTTCTGCGAGGACCGAATCAGATTCCCTGGGACGGCAAATTAAAATATGATTGGCAATTATGGATTGATTCTGATATTGTTTTTAATACCAATAATTTCTGGCAACTTATTCTGATGGACCAAGACATCTCAGCTGGTTGGTATGCTACTGAAGATGGTGTTACAACTTCTGTTGCTCACTGGTTAGAAGAAGATGATTTCCGTAATAATGGTGGAGTAATGAATCATGAAACCGTAGAGAGTATTTCAAAGCGTCGTAAACCATTTACTGTAGACTATACTGGTTTTGGTTGGCTTCTTATTAAGAATGGAGTATTCGAACATCCAGAAATGAAGTATCCTTGGTTTGCTCCTAAGATGCAAGTATTTGAATCTGGAGAAGTTCAGGATATGTGTGGAGAAGATGTATCATTCTGTTTAGATGCAAAAGAAGCAGGTTTTGAGATTTGGTGCGACCCTCGTATTAGAGTTGGTCACGAAAAAACAAGAATTATCTGATTTGAATGTCTAACGAATCTTACAACATACTTTGCAAAGGGCGTAAAATTTATTCCTCACTCACAGAGGAGGAATATTTCAATATTATGGAGGACCTGGCAATTGAGTATTATCAGACAGGTTCTCCAAATCCAAGTGAAATTGAAACTGAAATTGTAGGAGAAAATTAATGGCTAAAGCAAAAGTTGGTTTAAATAAGAGTTCTTATATTCCTGGTCCTCCTAAAAAGTCTCGCCAAGGAGAAGGAGGAGGGACCAAATATGCAGCGTCTTCTCGTAATGGAGCTCGTAAAAAGTATAGAGGTCAAGGTAAAGGATGATGAATGATCTTGAGGAGTGGATTGATAAAATAAAAAAATCTCATCCAGACCTTAAAGGTTATTCAATATGCCCCTTTGCGAAAACAAATACATATAAAATTGTAAAATGCTCAATTGACGATATCAAACCTCTTGATGAAGAGTTTGGTGTCGTCATTTTTGTGGTTGAAGATGATTTAGACTTAGAGTATGGGTATCAGAAAATTCAAGAATTAAATGAATTATATCCAAAATACAAGTTTTTTGATGATTTTAGAGATGAACCAAGTTTCATTAATGGAATTCAAACAAATAATGGACTGTATAATCTAATATTGTATCAAAATGAAAAATTTTTGACTAAAATGAGACAAATTTTAGCAAAAACTGGGTACTATGATCTTTGGGATGATGATTATCTAAAAAAAATCTTGGAAAAAGACTATGAAATGGTTCAAAATATTAGAAATAAATAAATTTTTAAGACTTTTGTGTGTTGGAAAGAGTTTCTATGGGCAAACACCTTCTTTTGGAGGTGTATGATGTTGATTTTGGTCTTTTAAACGATTCAATTTCTCTTCAGGAAGTGATGGAGAGAGGAATTGAAAGGGCAAAGATGACGATTTTGAATGTTTTTCAACATTGTTTCTATCCACAAGGGTGTACTATCGTCATTGCACTGGCAGAAAGTCATGTTTCTTGTCATACTTGGCCAGAAAATGGGTGTATTGCGATAGATGTTTACACCTGTGGTGAAGGAAATCCAAAATTAATCGCATTAGAGTTACTAAAATACTTAGATTCTGATAACTATTCTCTTAGGGAAGTAAACCGTTAAATAGACAATAGGAGATAGAAACCTCCTTCATAAAAGTTCTGTTTTATTCGATTAAAACAGGAGCTAAAATGTCTAATTTACCAGTTGATAGAGACAACAATTATATGAGAGAGATGTGGGGAACCACCAAATTAATTACGGATTATGATGCAGAACCCACAAAAAGAGTAATTCAAGAGGTTATGCACGACTTGGCACCAAAACATGACTTTAAAAAACAAATTGAATTGCACGAAAAAATTAGAAATGATGAAGACTATGATGATTGGTCGTATGGAACAGAGCCAACATATGGATCTCCTTGGAAATGAACATAAATAAATAAAGAAATTTTATGTCCGATGGCAATTACTAGGATATCTAGATCCTTCAAAGATATTAGTTTATCCTTTGAACCTCATCCTGTTACTAAGGATTTGCCAATTTTGAAGAATCAAAATGCAATTATAAGGTCAATTCGCAATTTAGTTGAAACAATTCCTACCGAAAGATTTTTTAATTCTACAATCGGTTCGAATGTTCGCTCTAGTTTATTTGATTTTGTTGATTTCGGTACTGCATCGACAGTCCGAGACCAAATTATTACCTGTATTCAGAACTATGAACCTAGAGTCACTGATGTAATTGTTGATGTAGATCCAAGACCTGATACAAATGAATTTGAAGTTACAGTTACTTTCAATATTATCGGACAAGAAATTCCAACACAGCAATTCTCATTTATATTAGAGGCAACAAGATAAAATGCCTTTTACAAAGTTCGCCAACCTAGATTTTGATCAGATAAAGACCTCTATCAAAGATTATCTCCGTGCAAATTCAAATTTCACGGACTTTGACTTTGAGGGGTCTAATTTTTCTGTCCTTATTGATACATTAGCATATAACACATATATTACAGCATTTAATTCTAATATGACTGTTAATGAATCCTTCTTGGATTCTGCAACAGTCAGAGAAAATGTGGTTTCTCTAGCAAGGAATATTGGTTATGTACCACGCTCTAGAACCGCCTCTACAGCAGAGATTACATTTTCTGTAAGCACTGCCGCAGCAACTCCTACACTAACCTTACAGGCGGGTCTAGTGTGTGTTGGTAGCGTTGATGGGTCATCATATGTTTTTTCTTCTCCATCTAATATTTCTAGTACCGTTATAAACGGTACTGCAACATTCAACAATGTTAGTATTAAAGAAGGAACTTTTTTAAAGAAGCAATTTACGGTTGATGGGTCTCTCGATCAAAAATTTATTTTGAATAATTCGTTTATTGATACTTCAACCATCGTTGTTTATGTAAAGGGGACTAGCGATACTGGATTGGGCAGAGTATATTCTCTTGCTGATAATATTTTTGATATTAATTCAACATCAGAAATTTATTTGATACAAGAGGTTCAGGATGAAAAATATGAACTTCTCTTTGGAGATGGGTATTTTGGCAAAAAACTTGAAAATGGTACTATTATTACAGTAACTTATATCGTAACAGATGGTAAGGATGGAAATGGTGCTGATACATTTTCATTTGCTGGAACTTTACAGGATGCAAGTGGTATTACTATTGTTCCAACGAATACAATTACCGTAACCACAAATCAAAGATCTCAAAATGGAGGTGATATTGAAGGAATAGATTCGATTAAGTATTTTGCACCTAGAATTTATTCATCTCAATATAGAGCAGTTACTGCAAAAGATTATGAGGTAATTATCAAATCAAAAGTTTATCCAGATACTGAGTCAGTTTCTGTTATTGGAGGTGAAGAATTAACTCCCCCACAATTTGGTAAAGTGTTGATTAGCATTAAACCAAAAAATGGAACATATGTGTCCGATTTCAATAAACAGCAAATTCAAAATAAATTAAAACAATATACTGTTGCAGGAATTGATCCCAAAATTATAGATTTAAAAGTATTATATGTGGAAATTGATTCTTCAATTTATTACAACTACTCTCAAATTAGCAGTGTAGAAGATTTAAAAACAAGAGTCAATAATTCACTTACCACATATTCAGAATCCACAAATTTAAATACTTTTGGCGGCAGGTTTAAGTATAGTAAATTACTTCAGGTTATTGATAATACAGATGCCGCAATAACTTCAAATATTACGAAGGTAAGAATTAGAAGAGATTTAAAAGCACTTATTAATCAACCAACCCAATATGAAATTTGTTATGGAAATAAATTTCATGCAAACCCAGCAGGAAAAAATATCAAATCGACGGGATTCCACATTGCTGGAGAACCGGACACTGTATACTTTACAGACACTCCAAATAGTGATTTGAAAACTGGAACCATTTCAATTGTAAAACCATATCCAGTAATTTCTGGTGTTGGTACAACCTCGGTGATGAAAACTCCAGTTGTGGTTCAATCTGCAGGAACAGTTAATTATGAAACTGGTGAAATTCTTCTCGGATCTTTAACTATTACTTCGACTGAGTTAGATCAAGATATTATTGAAATACAAGCATTTCCAGAATCAAATGACATCATTGGTCTCAAAGATCTTTATATTCTATTTGATGTTTCTAAAAGCACAATAAATATGATTAAAGATGTCATTGCTTCTGGTGATGATATATCTGGAGTGGTATTTTCAAAAGACTCTTACAGATCAAGCTATTCGAACGGGGAATTAACGAGGTCGTAATATGATACAAACTGGTTTTGAATCTAGGGTAAAAGTTCAACAAATAATTGAAAATCAGCTTCCAGAATTTATCTTAGATGAAAGTCCAAAGGCTGCAGAATTTTTAAAGCAATATTATATTTCTCAAGAATATCAAGGTGGTCCTATTGATATTGGTGAGAATTTAGATCAATATTTAAAATTAGACAATCTAACACCAGAAGTTATTGTAGGTTCAGTTGGACTATCAACTGATATTTCTGCCTCTTCAGGAATTGCAATTACTGTTACATCGACAAAAGGGTTTCCTTCTTCTTATGGATTATTAAAAATTGATGATGAAATAATAACATATACTGGTATTACTACAAATACCTTCACAGGATGTATTCGTGGATTTAGTGGAATTACAAATTATCACAAAGAACTATATTCTGAGGAACTTGTTTTTTCAGACACTGTTGCAGTTCCACACGCAAAAAATTCTACTGTAGAAAATTTAAGTTCTCTTTTTCTACAAGAATTTTATAAAAAACTAAAATATACACTCACACCAGGTTTAGAAAGTGTAGATTTTGTTTCTGATTTAAATGTTGGTAATTTTATTAAAGAAGCAAGAACCTTATATCAAGCAAAAGGAACTGAAGAGTCATTTAGAATTTTATTTAATGTTCTTTTTGGGGAAACTCCAAAAGTAATAGACCTGGAGAAATTTCTTGTTAAAGCATCTTCAGCGACTTATATAAGAAGAGATGTTGTTATTGCCGAAACAATTAGTGGAAATCCAATCAAACTTGCCGGACAAACTATTACAAAAAGTACAGATCCAAATACTACTGCATCTGTATCTGAAGTTGAAGTTATTAGTAGGAAGGGAAAAACATATTATAAACTTTTACTTTTCATTGGATATGATGATGCATTTCCAACAATTACTGGAACATTTAATATTACCGGAAATACTAAAAACTTAGATTATGTAAGTATTGGTAGTTCTGTCATTAGTGTAGATTCTACAATTGGATTTCCAAGTTCCGGAAAATTATACTCTGGAAGTAATGTGATTACATATACTGATAAAAGTATTAATCAATTTTTTGGATGCTCTGGGGTTACTTCTGGAATTGCAACTGCTTCAGTAATTCGTTCCGATGAAACTTATTATGGGTATGAAGATGGAGATATTTCCAAAAAAGTTGAGATAAGAATTACTGGCGTTTTATCTGATTACAAATCAATTACTGAAAATTCTTCAATTAACATAGGTGAACAAATTACAGTAAAAAATATTGGAGAAATTATCAAAAATCCGACCACCAATCCATCATATAAAGAAATTTTTGCAAATAGTTGGATTTATAATACAAGTTCCAGATATCAAATTGATAGTTTTGGATCTGGATCAATTTCCCAATTTAATCTTAAGAGTTCAATTGATAAGTCGAGTTTAAAAATCGGTGATTACATTGATATTGTTTCTAGAGATTCTCAAACAATAATTTTTTCAAATTTAAGAATTACTGGAATTACGGGAACACAAGTCACAACTAATCAATCTTTTACTTTAAATTCTAGTTTTAATTATGATATTAGAAGAAAAATTATTAATGCTAGTAGTTCTTTAGTCTCTTTAGAATTTAATCCAACAATTGCAGATGTTCAAAATGTTTATAATGAAAATAATGAATACATGTATGTTGCATCAAATTCATTACCATCATATCAAATAACCAAATCACTTTTTTCATATAATGCTATTGGAGTTTCGGGACAAGATTCTAGTACTGGACTATATTCAATCATCACATTTTCAACTAAAGTTTCATTTTTAACAGGAAGTGAAGTATACTATACTCCATCACAATCTCCAATTTCTGGATTACTGGAAGGTGTATATTATGTTGAAGTTCTCCCCGGAAATCTTCAAATCAAATTATATGCTTCCAGATCCGTTATAGGTTCTTCAAATTATATAAGTTTTGGTGAATTAACCTCTGGAACACACAATTTCATACTCAACTCACAAAAACAAAAAGTATTATCTCCACAAAAAATACTTAGAAAGTTTCCCCTCTCAGTTAATATTGGTGATGGACAATCTGATTTAACCGAACCAGGTTCAGTTGGTATGTTGATTAATGGTGTTGAGGTTTCCAGTTATAAATCAAATGATAAAATTTATTATGGACCACTCAAATCAGTTGATGTTTTGAATGGTGGAACTGGTTATGATGTTATTAATCCCCCAGTGTTATCACTATCTTCTGGTAGTGCGTTAGTCCAACCAATAGTAAATGGATCGGTAGAAAAAATTTATATAGATCCTCAAGATTTTGATATTGATGTTGTAGTTTCTGTAGCTCTTACTGGAGGAAATGGTAATGGATCTTCTTTTGAACCAGTAATTGAGAAAAGAAGGAGGGAAATTGAGTTCGATGCGAAAGAATTAAGTTATGGTGGTGGAATTGATATTACCAATGAAACTCTTACATTTTTAACTCCTCATAGTTTAATCGATGGGCAACCAATTACATATAGACCTGGAAATAATCCCCCATTAGGAATAGGTCCATTTAACGGATCCAATTCTGATAGTGGTCAGACATTAGTAGATGAATCTACTTATTATGTAAAATTTGTCAACGATACCACTATACAACTTTATCAGTCTCTCTCCGATTATAGATCTGGAATCAATACTGTTGGATTTACAACAATTGGAACTTCTGGAATTCAAAAATTTGTGACAGGCACAAAAAATACTTTAACCCATATCAAAGTATTGAATGGTGGAAGTGGATATCAGAATAAAAAACTCAGAGTTTTGCCAACAGGTATTTCTACTGCAGACAGCACAATAAAATTTACAAATCATAGATTTAATAGTGGCGAACTGGTAACATATGATTATCAAACAACAGCAATTAGTGGATTATCTACAGAAAAACAATATTATGTAATGAAAGTTGATGATGATAATTTTAAACTTGTTGATGCTGGAATTGCTGGAACTTACAGAGCAGATTATGAAAGAGGGAAAACCGTACAATTTTCTACTTCTGGGTCTGGTTATCAGATATTCAACTATCCACAAATATCTTTAAAGGTTGAATACAGTTCAGTTGGTCTTGGTAGTACTCAATTTAAAGGATCAATTATTGCAACACCAATTGTAAGAGGAAAAATTGACGGAACATATGTTTATAATGAAGGATCGGATTATGGATCCACTATTTTAAATTATCATAATAGACCATCAATTACTGTTAAAAATGGTAAAGATGCTCAATTTAAACCTGTTATTATTAATGGTAGAATAGAAGATGTTTCTATTCTATACGGAGGAACCGAATATTATTCTACGCCTGATATTGAAGTATCAGGATCTGGAACAGGAGCAATTTTAAAACCAGTAGTTGTAGATAATAAAATTACTCATGTAATAATTGTAAATAGGGGATCTGGATATTTAGAATCAAACACTCTCATTACTGCCAAACCTGCAGGGAAAAATGCAATTTTTGAATCTCAGGTGAGATCAATTACAGTTAATAATAATATTTTATATGATGATATTAATGATACAAAGGTAGAAGCAACTGAATTAATTAGATCTTCATATAAAAATTTACAATATAGTGTTTGTGGATATTCAAATTTAATTCAAAGCACATTTAATGATACTGGGTCTTCACACTCACCTATTATTGGATGGGCATATGATGGAAATCCAATCTATGGTTCTTATGGATACAAAGATCCTAAAGATAAAAATTCAACTATTAAAAAGTTAGTTCCTGGATATACCGCAAATTCTGCTAATATTTCAAATAGACCGACAGGATTTAATCAAGGATTTTTTGTTGAAGATTATGGATTTACAAATTCTGGGGATTTGGACGAGTGTAATGGAAGATTTTGTGTAACTCCAGAATTTCCTAATGGTGTTTATGCATATTTTGCAACTTCAACTATTGATGCAAACAGCAATGTTGTCGGACAATTTCCGTACTTTATTGGTAATAGATATAGATCAAACTTCATAAATGAAAATAAAACTTTAAATCAATCGTTTGATTTTAACAATTCAAACTTGATTCGGAATACATTTCCTTATAAGGTAAATGATGAATATGCTGATAATGACTTTATTACTGAGTCAAATGAAATTATCAATCAAATTACGGTTGTAGAATCGGTTACTAGTGGTTCAATTGATAATTTCGAAATTATCAACTCTGGTGCTGATTATAAAATTGGTGATACTCTTCAATTTGATGAAAGTAATACAAATGGTGGTGGGTTAATTGCACAAGTTTCTGAAATCAAAGGAAAAGATATTGTGGACTTACAATCCACATCTACATTCTATGATGATGTAATTTTTACTTGGGATAGTGGAAAAACAATCAAAGTAAAAGTAGCACCAAAACACAACTTAGAAAATCTAGATTATGTAAGTATTTCTGGATTCTCAACAAATCTTAGCGCACTTAATAAATTTACACAAATTGGTGTTACTTCTTACACATCAACATTGATTAAAAATATGCCTGCGTACTCTGTAGCAGGTATTGTAACAGACATCTATATTTCTAATATTCCTGAAAATATTTCTATAGGAAGCAGTATTGTAATTGAATCTGAAACTCTGTCGGTTTTAAATGTATTTAATTATGATAATGTTGTTCGAGTTGTTAGAGAAACTACTGGAGCTGCTCATACTGCAACAACAACAGTATATTTTACTCCAGATACTTTTACTATAAACAAATCTTTAGATTATTTTGATTCTAAAGTTAATGATATAGTTTATTTTAATCCAGTTCAGTCTGTTGGTGTTGGCACAACTTCTGGCATTGGAATAGCAGTTAATTATACAATTGGAACTCGTAGCAATACAATTTCTATTCCAACACAGTCAATTTATCTACCAAATCATCCTTTCCAAAATAATCAAGAAGTCATTTTATCTAAACCAGCATCTGCTTCTGCTATTTCAGTGGCAAATACCTCTGGTGGTACTTTATTCAGTCTCCCTATAAGTGGAAATCAACAGACAGTTTATGTCATTAAACAATCTGTCGATTATATTGGAATTGTTACACAAATTGGATTAACAACTACAACTAATGGATTGTTCTTTAGAACAAATGGAACCGATGATTACCAATATTCATTACAATCAAACTTTACTCAAATAAAAGGCGATGTCGAAAGAATTACAACACGAGTTTCAGTATCTACATCACATAACCTCACTTCAGGCGATACAATAAATCTTGATGTTAAACCAAATCTGTCAGTAGGAATTGGAACATCGATTTCAATTAGAGTTAAATATGATTCTACAAGAAAAAAATTAATAATAAATTCACTCCAATTTTCTTCATCAGGAATTAATACTTTAACAGACCAAATAACTATACCTAATCACGGTTTGGAAACTGGACAAAAAGTAGTTTATACTGCATCAACTGTTGCTACAGGATTATCTACTGGAACATATTATGTCTATAAAGTTGATAGAAACATATTTAAATTATGTGAAACTTTAAAGGACTCCACTTCAAATCCACCATTAACTGTTAATATTACGAACGCTGTTGCTTCAACGCACGAATTAGGTCCAATTAATCCACCATTAGCATCAGTTAAAAATAATAATCTTGTATTTGATTTATCAGATTCTTCCCTTAGTGGATATAATTTTAAAATATTTTATGATAAAGATTTTAAAGATGAATTTGTTTCTGCAGGATCTACTAGCACATTTTCAATAATTGGAGTAGGGACAGTTGGAGTATCGACAACTGCAAGTTTAACAATTAATTACAGCGATAAAATATCCACACCATTACTTTATGCACTAGAGAAATCTGGTTATATTAGTACGGCAGACACTGAAGTAAATAATTATTCTCAAATTACTTTTGTAGATAGTTACTATAATGGATCTTATAAGGTCTTTGGGATTGGAACAACAACATTTAATATATCTTTACCAAACTCACCAGAAAAAACTTCTTATACTCAGTCGGATTGTAATTTATTAGAATATACAACAACTTCCACATCTACTTCTGGTGGTATTTCAAATATCAGAACTATTTCCCCAGGATCAAACTTTAAAAAATTACCTATTTTTACTGGAGTTGAATCTGTATTAGGTACTGGAGCATACATTATTCCAGTATCTAATACTATTGGTAAAATTAACCAGATTAGAATTTTAAATGAAGGTTTTGAATATTCTTCAGACAAAACTTTAAGACCAGAAGCATCAATACCTAGATTTTTAACAATAGAAAATTCAAATACCATTGACAGTATTTCTGTATCAGATGGTGGAAAGAATTATGTTTCAACACCAAACTTGATAATTGTTGATTCTGAAACTGGTGAAAAAATTGATTCTGGATTATTGATAGCAAATATTTCTGGAACATCTATTACTTCAGTATCTATTAATGCCCCACCAAAAGGATTACCATCATCAATTGTAACAATAGTTGCAACTAATAATACAAATGGAATAGGAATTCAAACAGTACAAGCATCATCATCTGGAATTGTTACTTGCACCCTTGTTACACCTCTTTCTGGATTTGGTATACAACCATTTGCTACTGGCGACAAGATTTTTGTTGAAGGGATTCAAAAATATGGAACTGATGGTGATGGATTTAATTCTGAAAATTATGGATATGAGTTTTTTAAAATTACATCGTACAATTCTGCAGTTAATCCAGTACAATTAGAATTTAATCTCTCAGGATTAACCACAAATCCAGGCATAGCAAAGACCATTCAAGATCTATATGGAACTATTGTAAATTATAAAAATTATCCAAAATTTAATGTTACTCAAAATTTCTCAGAATTTATTATAGGAGAGACCCTGGAAGTAAAATCTCAGTCGGGATTTGTTGAGCAAGATTTAAAAATTGTAGAATCAAATGAAAATTATATTAAAGTATCTGGAATTTATGAATTAGAAATTGGAGAAGTTCTTAGAGGAACTCAGTCTGGATCAATAGCGTCAATTAATAACATAAAACAGTCTACTGGTCAATTTAATATTAGTTATGCATCCAAACAAAATATTGGTTGGTCTGATAATGTAGGAAAACTTGATGAAGATACTCAAGTTATCCCAGATAATGATTACTATCAAAATCTATCCTATTCTATAAAAAGTCAACAAGAATGGATCGATATAGTCAGCCCCGTCAATAATCTTCTCCATATCAGTGGACTTAAAAATTTTGCTGATACCCAAATTATTAATAATGTTGGTATTGGTACTACTACCGTAGAAGAATACACAACTATACTTTATGATATTATAGATGAAAATAGAGTTGATACTATTAACAATTTTGATTTAACTCTTGATGTTGATGTTGTCGGAAATAATTCTAGATTTTTAAAATTTAAAAATATAAAACTTGCAGATTATGTGGATTGTCGCACCAATAGAGTTCTTGAAATAGATGATATTAGTGGAGAATTCTCAAGTAGCGATCAAGAAATTATCACATCTTCAAAAATTACTACTATTAATCCATCTAAAAAATATAACAGATATTTAGTTCAAGTAACAAATAATGATTATTCAAAATCTCAACTTACGGAACTTATCATATTAAACAACAATAATGACACATTTACTTTAGAAAAGGGGACAATAAATACTGGATTTTCGACAGAAGTTGGGTATACACCAAATCAACTTGGAGAAATTTATGGGTATATTGACGAACTAGGAAATTATTATTTAAAGTTTGATCCATATGATGCATACAATACTTCTTATAATATTAAATACCTGAATAATACTTTTGGAAACTTTACTGCAGGTGTTGGGACTACTTCAATAGGATTTGTGAATCTTACTGGAATAACATCAACTGTTTCCGCAGGATCAACTGCAATTTTAGCACAAATAAGTGTGTTAACCACCGAAGCAGTGCATTCCGGAATTCACTTGATTGATAACATAACAAATGAAATGAATTATGTTGAAGTTTTTGTAGACCACGATGGAACAGATACCAACATTTCCGAATTTTATTTTGATACTGATGATGGTCTTAGTTCTAATTTCATAGGATCTTTTGGGGCATCAATAAGTGGAGGTATTCTTTATTTAAATTATACAAATACATCAAGTAATACAGTAACAATAAGATCAAGGAATGTAGGATTTGGAACAACTGCAACTGGAATTGGAACTTATAGATTTAAATCTGCAGGGGAACTAGATGGGTATGAGAAGACAGTAAATTATACATCATCATATTCTAATGTATCTTCCGCATCAACGATTATATCTTTTAATAAAAATAATTTTACCTCATTAAAATCTACAATTAGAGTCAGTATAGGACAGACGAGTGCATTGCATCAAGTAATGCTAGTGGCAGATAATACTGATGTATATACTACTCAATATCCTTTCCTATCAATTGGAAGTACTAATGGTATTGGAACTTTTGGTGGAAACATTTCGGGTTCTATCGCAGAACTGAAGTTTTATCCAGATTCTTCATTGACAGGAACTTTTGAAGTATTAAGTTTTACAGAAAGTTTTTATTCTGAAAATGATTATGTAAATACACCTTTGAATTTAGAATATGGAAATATTGTGGAGTCAGTTGGGGTTGCTAAGTATTTTGCTACCAATGATAAAAGTATCAATAAATTAGATTTTGAATTGGAATATCAGGGAACACCAATCTTTGTAAAAACTTTTAATCCTTCGGATTCATCTATATTAAATCTTTCTACTGGAGAATTTAATATCACCAATCACTTCTTCAATACAGGTGAAGAATTAATCTATAGACCAACTTCAACTTTTTTTGGAATTGCTGCAACTTCTGTTGGTATAGGATCTACTCTCAATAATGTTGGTATAGTTACAAATATTCTACCAAGTACAGTTTATGCGATTAAAATCAATAATGATAAATTTAAAATTTCAACAAGAAAAGAATATGCAACCGCTGGAATTTCAGTAACCTTTACATCTGTTGGATCTGGTAACGCCCACCAATTTGAAATGACTAATAAAAATAGTAAATCTATTATCACAATTAATAATATCATCCAATCTCCTTTAGCATATTCATTACTTAACTATACTGTGGATAATGGTGGACAAATTGGAACAGCATCTACTATTTTTGGATTGAGTGGTATTTCTTCAATTAATCCTGGAGATATTTTAAAAATTGATAATGAATATATGAAAGTAACCAATGTTGGTTTAGGAACTACATATTCTGGACCAATATCTTTTGGTGGTACATTTTCATTAGTTCAAGTTGAAAGAGGATTTGTTGGTTCTTCAGCATCGACACATTCAAACTCTGGAATTGCTTCTGTTTATAGGGGTTCATTTAATTTCTCAGGAAATAAAATCTATTTTACAGATCCACCAGAAGGAAGTCTTGAAGATCAATTACTTGCAGATTTCGATAATTTGCCAGAATCTAGAGCTTATTTTAATGGTAGAGTCTTTTTAAGAAAAGATTATACTTCAAATCAAGTTTATGACAATATTTCTGAAAGTTTTACTGGAATTGGGCAAACTTACACATTGACTATTGGTGGAATTAATACCGCTGGATTAGGAACTATTGGTGGAAATGGTTTAGTAATCATAAATGGAATATTCCAAACACCAACAACAGAAAATAATAAAAATAATAATTTTAGAATTGTAGAAAATACTTCGGCAGGAATTAGTAGCGTAGTATTTTCAGGAATTACTTCAACAAATGGTTCGATAGTAATCTCTCAAGATGATGTAAATGTAAACCAACTGCCAAGAGGTGGATTGATTGTATCTCTTGGGTCAACTCCAGGTTTAGGATATGCACCATTAGTTGGTGCTTCAGTAACAGCAATTGTATCTGGTGGAATAATCACAACCATTGGTATTGGGACCAGTGGTAACTGGGGCTCTGGATATAGAAATCCAGTTTCTGTTGCTGTAACTGAAAGTGGTCATACTGGTACTGGTGCAACAATTACTGCGATAGTCGGTGCTGGCGGAACACTTTCATTTACAATTGTTGGAGGAGGTACGGGATATACTAGACCAACTATTAATATTTCATCTCCAAATTATGAAAATCTACCAGTAACTGGTGTGTCTAGATTAGGTATTGGTACAACAACTGATGCTGGAGTTGGATTACTTCTCAATGTTGAGGTTGGTGCAAGTTCAACTACAGGTATTGGATCAACATTATTTGAAGTTACTGGTTTTAAAATTACGAGAAATGGATATGGATTTAAGAAAGGAGATGTAATTAGACCAGTAGGTCTTGTGACTGCATATGGTCTTCCACAACCTATTTCTAATTTCGAGTTAACAGTTCTTGATACATTTAATGATTCATTTTCTGCTTGGCAGTTTGGAGAATTAGATTATATTGATTCAGTCAAAAATTATCAAGATGGAACGAGAACTAGATTTCCACTTTATTATAACTCATCATTGATAAGTTTTGAAAAAAATTCTTCTGATCCTGATTCTCAAGTGATTGATTTTGATTCCTTACTTTTAATTTTTATTAATGGTATTCTACAACAACCAAAAGTTGCATATCAATTTGAAGGTGGAACATCATTCACATTTACTCAGGCACCAAAAATAGAAGATAATATATCAATTTTCTTCTACAGAGGAAGTTCTGCAGATAGTGGAATTACAACTGTCAGAAAGACACTAAAAATAGGAGATGATGTTCAGGTATTCAGTAATAACAACTATCTAGGAATTACTACTACACAAAATCAAAGAATCATCACGGATATTGTATCATCAAATAGAATTCAAACAAATCTTTATACTGAACAAGGAATTGATACTCAATATCAAAAACCATTAAGTTGGACTAAACAAAAAATAGATAAAATTATAGATGGTAATATTGTTTCCAAAGCTAGAGATTCTATTGAACCTCAAATTTACCCAACAGCGAAAATAATTAAAAACATATCTTCAACAGATACTCAAGTATTTGTCGATAATGCACAATTCTTTAACTATGAAAATGAAATTCCGATAGATTTCAGTGCATTAATTATTTCTGGAGTAGCAGATCCTGTATCTGCAGCAGTTACTGCAGTAGTTTCTGCTGCTGGAACTATTCAGTCACTTTCAATTACAAACGCAGGAAGTGGATATACGGGTGCTTCAGTTACTGTAAGTATCTCTGCACCTCAAAGAATTGGAGTCGGTGTAGGAACTACTGCAACGGCAACTATTTCTATAGTTAATGGATCTCTCTCAACTCCAATTACAATTACAAATCCTGGACTTGGATACACAATATCGAGTGTTCCACAAGTTATTGTTCCATTACCAGATCCAACATATGAAAATATTTCAAATGTCACTACCGTTGAAGGATTTTCTGGAAATATTGTAGGAATAGGAACTACGGTAGGTATTGGTACTGCACTAGCAATTAAATTTACTTTAGATTCATCACTATCTCCATTTACAGGATTATCTGTCAATTATCCAATTTATGTTTTTGATACTAAAGTTGGTGGAGGAATAACTTCAATTTATACTAACAATACTGAAAAAGTTGCTGTTGGAACTACTTTCTCCGACAACATTTATAATGTTAGTGCATTTAGTGCATCAACTGGTATCGTTACATGCAATATTTTATCGACAACATCTACGATTGGTATTGCTACAACGGGTCCTGTGGTTGGTAAAATATCTTGGGGAAGACTTTCTGGATTTACAAGATCCTCTTCTGTATCAATAGCAGTATCTTCTTATTCTGTCGATTCTGGATTATCTACTTTCCCAACAATTCAAAGAAGAGGATATGGTTTGAGAAATATTGGACCAATCAAAAAAGACTTCGTGACCTAGTATAAATATAGAAAAAAACTATATCCAAATGTCTGCACTTGTAACAGATCAGTTTAGAATATTGAATGCATCGAATTTTGTAGATTCTGTGCAGAATTCTTCTAACTCATATTATGTTTTTGTTGGATTATCAAATGCTACTTCACCCTCTTCAGGATTTGGAAGAAGTTCTTCCTGGAATACATCTCCACCAAATCCAACTGATAATACTGATTATTTAAATCATTACGAATCAACTATTTTGTTTGGTAAAAAAATTACAAGTGCAAATGTTCGAAGAGTAGTTAGAAGAATAGATTGGGTTTCTGGAACTCAATATGAAATGTATAGACCAGATTATAGTGTTATAAATCCAGCACCAACTACTGGTGCTATGAGATTGTATGATGCTAATTATTATGTTCTAAATTCTGACTATAAAGTTTATATTTGTATTGATAATGGTTCTTCAGGAATTAAAACAACTGGAAATGCTTCTCAAGTTGAACCAACATTTACAGATTTGGAACCATCAACTCTAACTGATGGATATGTTTGGAAATATCTATACACAGTTTCTCCAAGCGATATTATTAAATTTGATTCTGTTGAATATATTACTGTCCCAAATGATTGGGAAACTTCAACAGATGCTCAAATTAGTGCTGTTAGAGAAAATGGAAATTCTTACTTAAATAGTAATCAAATTAAAAAGGTATATATCCAAAATAGAGGTAATGGATATACTCTTGCATCTGGACAATCTTGTAATATCATTGGAGATGGAACTGGAGGAACTGTTTCTGTAGAAGTAACTGATTCAAAAATTACAAATGTTACAGTTACTTCTGGGGGTAAAGGATACACATATGCTCTCGTTGATTTAGGAACTACAGCAAATCCTGGAACATATGCCGAATTAATTCCCATTATCCCACCATCCAAAGGTCACGGATTTGATATCTATAAAGAACTTGGTGCAGATAAAATTTTAATCTATGCGAGATTTGATGACTCAACGAAAGATTTTCCAATTGACTCAAAATTTGCTCAAGTAGGAATTCTTAAGAATCCGACAGTTTACGATTCTACTGGAATAAGCACCACATTATTCACATCCAATGAATTCTCTGGTTTATATTCAATTAGGTTAAATCCAACACCTACAGGAACAGTAAGTATTGGGGATAAGATTAAACAAACAGTAACAGGTGGTGTTGCTGTTGGATATGTCGCATCATATGATTCTGAAACGCAAGTTTTAAAATATTATAGAGATCGATCTTTATATTATGGTGGAGGTGGAGGAAATACTAATACTGATTATGTTGGAATATCCACTAAAGGAAAAGTTTTGGATTTTGATTCCTCCTCCCAAATAACTACAGATACTGGATTTAGTGCTACAGTAAATAGCACATTTAGTGGAATAACTACAACAATATCCAATAAAATTATTAATTTAGGAGTTAACTTTACAAATGGTCTTGCAAATCCAGAGATAAATAATAAGTCGGGGGATATAATTTATATTGATAATAGACCCACAGTAACAAGAAGTTCTAGACAAAAAGAAGACGTTAAAATTATCCTGGAATTCTAAGAAATGGCACAAAAAACGAATCTTAATGTAAGTCCATATTATGATGATTTTAGTGAACCTAATGTGGGTGCTAGAGATAAAAATTATTATAAGGTCTTGTTTAATCCGGGCAAACCAATACAAGCTCGTGAATTAAATACCCTCCAATCTATATTACAAAATCAATTAGAATCTTTCGGTAGTCATATTTTTAAAGAGGGATCTATGGTGATCCCAGGAAATGTTGTTTATGACAATCAATTTTCCGCAGTTAAATTAAATCCAACAGCATTTGGAGTGAATATTGTTTCATATATTGAATTCTTTAAAGGTAAAAAAATTACAGGACAAGTTTCAGGTACTACTGCTACAATTCAATTCGTTCAACTACCAAACAGCGAAGTTGAATATGTAACAGTTTATGTAAAGTATATTGATTCCGATAACGATTTTACTTTCAACACATTTCAAGATGGAGAATCTCTATTTGCTAGTGAAGATGTAGTTTATAGTGGTACAACCATATCTTCTGGAACACCATTTGCTAACACTATTGCAGAAAATTCAACTTCTACTGGATCTGCTGTATCTATTGGTGAGGGGGTTTATTTCATTAGAGGTGCTTTTGTAAGAGTTCCTCAACAAACGATTATTCTTGATTATTATACTAATACTCCATCTTACAGAGTAGGATTAAGAGTCGATGAGCAAATAATCACAGCAAAAGATGACTCATCACTTTATGATAATGCTAAAGGTTTTACGAATTATGCTGCACCTGGAGCAGATAGATTTAAAATTTCCTTATCTCTCACTAAGAAATTACTTACAGATATTGAAAATGATACTGATTTTGTAGAACTTTTGAGAGTACAAGATGGCGCTATTAAAAAGATTGAGACTAAATCGCAATATTCAATTATTAGAGACTACCTCGCACAAAGAACTTACGATGAATCTGGAGATTATGTTGTAGATCCATTTGAATTTTCTTTGAATAATTCTTTAAATAACAGACTTGGTAATGATGGAATATTTTTTAGCAATGAAAAAACTGATCAAGGAAATACACCATCAGATGATTTGATGTGTATTAAATTTGCTCCGGGAAAAGCATATGTTAGAGGTTACGATATTGATAAAACTGGTATCGAGATTGTAGATGTTGCAAAACCAAGAACAAAACAAACAGTAAGTAATGTTTCAATCCCATTTCAAATGGGAAATTTGGTTAGAATTAATAACACATCTGGGGCACCTAAATTAAAATCATCGATAGAACTTTATAATTTAAGAAAAACTTCAAACTCGGCTGCAACAGGTACTAAAATTGGAGACGCGAGAGTATATGGAGTAAGTGTAACAGATGCATCTTACTCTGATGCGTCTACTAATTGGGATTTGTATTTGTACGATATTCAAACATATACACAATTAACATTAAATCAATCTCTATCGAGCATAGAATTACCAGCAACATCTTTTATCAAAGGTAAAAGTAGTGGAGCAAGTGGATATGTAACATCTGCTGGTGCAGGGAGTGCTATTATTTCACTAAGACAAACTTCAGGTTCTTTTTCTGTTGGGGAACAGATTTTAATTAATGGAGTAGAATTATATCCAAGAACTATCAGATTCATTAAAGTATATTCGGCAAATGATATTAAGTCGGTATTTCAATCTACTGCAGTATCTGGATTTAGCACCGCGTTTGCTGCAGATACTCAATTAGATAAGGCAACTGCTTTTGGATTTACTCCAACCGATAAAATCACAATTCAATCATCAGGTGCAGTTTCAGCGCCCACAAAATCATTTAGTGGAATCACAACAGACTCAATTATTAGATATCAAAAGGCTGGAGCAACAACAGAAACTTATAATAGAGTAGCATCAGTCTCCGCAGATGGCACATCTATGACTTTGGCTGCTGTTAGTAGCGTTACCAAAATATGTGATGGTACATTACCAGGGTCTCAAACAGAAACTACATTTTCTATTGGTGTGCCAAGAATTAGAAATGAAGAATCTGGATATTTGTATGCACAACTTCCAGATTCAAATATAGCATCAACAAATCTTAATGGATCAACTTTAACATTTACTGCACAGTCAAATGTTACTTTAACACCAACATCAGGTGTACTAACAGTAAATACTGGTAATTTTGATTTAGGAATCAGCTCAACAACTGCATCGTTCTTACCTTTTGATGAAGAAAGATATTCTATTCATTATTTTGATGGAACGATTGAAAACTTAACTTCCGATAAAGTTACCGTATCACCTAACTCATCTCAGGTTACTTTTTCAAATATTGCTAGCAGCAAAAATATTGCTACTTTAAATGCTACTTTTATTAAAAATGGAATTCAGAGTAAATTAAAGAAATACAATCGCAGCCAAACACTTAATATTACTCTATCAAAACATCCACAATCTGGAACTGGAATTAGTACATCAATTAATGATGGACTGACTTATAATCAATATTATGGACTAAGAGTTCAGGATGAAGAGATTTGCCTAAACTACCCAGATGTGGCAAAAGTTATTGCAATATATGAATCACTGGATACTAACTCCCCATCATTAGATGTTTTAGCATTTAGCTCTATTGCAAATGTTACTACTAATGCAATTATCGGAGAAAATATTATTGGAAGCACCAGTAATGCAATTGCTAGAATTGTTACAAAACCATCTGCTAATGCATTAGGTGTTGTTTATTTGAATACAAATAAATTTGTTTCTGGAGAAAGTGTTTCTTTTGAAGAATCTAATATAAACACAACTATTAGTTCTATTACATTAGGAACTTATAAAAATATTACAAACAAATTTACTTTAGATAAAGGTCAAAAAGATCAATATTATGATTATTCTAGAATAGTTAGAAATAGTGGAGAAGATGCCCCTACAAGAAAATTATTAATAGTATTTGATTACTACACAGTTCCTACTGGAGACACTGGAGATTTATTTACAGTTAATAGTTACGATCAAGAAAGATTTTCTGAAGATATTCCATCCATTGGTAAAAGAGGAATAAGGGCGTCAGATACTCTAGATTTTAGACCAAGAGTATCTGTATTTTCTGGTACGACTTCTTCACCATTTGATTTCTCTTCAAGATCTTTTGGAACTGATCCAAAAATAATTTTATCTCCAGATGAAAATTCCATAATTGGATATGATTTTTACCTAGGAAGAATTGATAAACTTTATCTCGATAAACTTGGTAATTTTATTGTTCTTCAAGGAACCCCATCTACAAATCCAAAAGCACCAAATAACCCCGATGAAGTAATGGAGTTGGCAACCATTACATTACCACCATATCTTTACAATCCAAAAGATGCTTTTATTTCTGTCGTCGATAACAGAAGATATACAATGCGTGATATTGGACTTATCGAAGATAGAGTAGAAAATTTAGAGAGAGTTACTTCGCTATCTCTTTTAGAATTAAATACTCAAACATTACAAATTCAAGATGCTCAAGGATTTAACAGGTTTAAATCTGGATTTTTTGTAGATGATTTTAAAAATTACGATTTAATCAATACTAACTTATCTCGTATTGAAATTGATAGAAACAACGATGAATTAACTACGAGAATTAGTAAAAATAGTATTAATTTAAAACCTGTTCCTGCACAGCAAGTTACTGACGAAAATTTAGATTTATCTACAAACTTCAATCTTTTCGATTCAAATACCCAAAAAACTGGAGATGTCATTACTTTAAAATATAATTCAATTGGATGGATTGAGCAACCATTAGCAACTAAAGTTGAAAATGTAAATCCATTTCATGTAGTATCGTACAATGGCACGATAAAATTAAATCCAGAAAGTGATAGTTGGGTTAGAACTATTAGACTTGAAGATATTACTAATATTAATGCAGCAAATTGGGTATGGCTTTTTGCCACAGGAACACTTGAAGTAGTTGGATCTGAAACCACTACTGATGTTCAAGATAATATAGTAGCAAGTGGAACCGAACTGTATATGAGATCTCGTAATACGGGATTCTCTGCAGTAAATCTAAAACCATTAACTAGAATTTATCAATTCTTAGATGGTAGCAGTGGTGTCGATTTTATTCCAAAACTTGTAGAAATTGCAACAGATTCAACTCTAGAAAATTATGGTGCATCTTCAGCATTCACTGTTGGAGAAACCGTTATTGGAACTTTTGAAGATAAGAATTTAATTAGTTTTAGAGTTGCAAAATCAAATCATAAAGATGGTGCATTTAATAATCCAACAACCACATATGATATTAATCCATATATAAAAACTGAAAACCTCCCTTCTTCATATAGTGCAACCTCTAAGGTTTTAAATATTGATGTTAACGGACTTTGTGCAGAAGCACAAGGATTATATTCTGGGTATTTGGTGAAGGGAATGAAACTAGTTGGACAAACTAGTGGAGCAGTATCCTATGTGAAAGATCTTCGTCTTATTTCTGATAATTATGGAGATCTTCAAGGAGCATTTTTCTTAAGAGAACCAAATACAACTCCACCACCAGCTGTTAGAATTGCAACTGGATCAAAAACTTATAAATTAACATCGAGTCCAACTAATGAAACTCCGCTGCCAGGTAGTCAATTAATTTCATCTGCAGAGACAATTTATAAAGCAGAAGGTACTTGGGAAGAAAGGCAAAGAGTAACGACAGTATCAACAACAATTTATTATGTCGATCCCTTAGCACAATCATTCTCAGTAGGTGGAAATGTAGAAGATTTAAATGGCAATTCTCCTAATGATGATTCTAATGGTGCATATTTAACCGCTGTTGATTTATTCTTTGCAACCAAAGACTCGGGTAATGCACCTCTTACTGTTGAAATTAGGACAGTTGAGCTTGGAACTCCAACCAGAACTGTACTTGGAAAATCAGTAACATTAAAACCAAGTCAAATTAATGTATCGACGGATGCCACAGTTGCCACAAAGGTAACTTTCGATTATCCAATTTATCTTGCACCCTCACAAGAGTATGCTGTTGTTCTTTTAGCACCACAAAGCGATCAATATCAAGTATGGATTGCCGAAATGGGTGAAAAAACTATTAATACATCTACTCTACCAGATGCAGAGAGTGTACGATACACTAGGCAGTTTGCTCTTGGAAGTCTATTCAAATCACAAAACGGTACGATTTGGACAGCAAATCAATATCAAGATATGAAGTTCAAACTTTATAAGGCAGAGTTTACATCTAAAATTGGAAGTGTATATTTTGATAACCCAACTTTAAATCAAAGTAATGGTTATGTTCCGAAACTTAACTCCAATCCAGTTATGGCACTTCCAAGAAGAGTTAAACTTGGAATTAGCACCATAACAAATTCTACATTGATTGGAATTTTGACAACTGGAAGAAAGATTGCTGATCCAGCCAAAACTTATAATTATGGATATATTGTTGGCACAGGAAGTTCAGTTTCTACCGTAGGACTTACAACTGGTGGAATTAATTATAGCAGCACTAGTAATGTAGATACTTATAATATTACTGGAAATGGTAGTGGATTAAAACTGAATATTACCGCAACAAGTGGAGTAATTACAGGAATTTCTGTAGCATCTTTTGGTAATGGATATGCTGTTGGAGATGTTGTAGGTATTGTAACTAGTACTGTATCTCCTGCTGCAGGTAGTGGTGCTCGTATAACAGTTACAGCAATTACTGGTCTCGATACCTTATATCTGTCAAATGTTCAGGGTGAATCCTTTACTACTACTGCTGGTATAAACACACTTTCATATTACAATAATTCGGGCACTCTAGTTTCTCTTGCAGGAACAACCATATTCTCTTCAACTCCAATAGGTGGAGTTTATGGTGGAAACTTCCTTAAAGTTAATCATTTTGATCATGGAATGTATGCTAATACCAATAAACTTACATTAAGTCAGATTGTCTCCGATCTTCCACCAACAACACTATCAATCCCATTATCAGCGACTGATTTGACAGTTAGTGTCGCATCTACTTCAATATTCGGAACATTTGAGGGAGTTTCCGTAACTCCAACAACAAATCCAGGATATATTAAAATTGATAATGAAATTATTAAGTATGAAGTTGTTGGAACTGGCCAATTAACTACAATTACAAGGGGTATTGATTCTACAAAAGTTGAAGCACATAATATTAACGCTATTGTTTATAAGTATGAATTTGCGGGTGTTTCTTTAAGAAGACTCAATAATACTCATGATATTAGTGATACTGGTATTGATATTGATAGTTATTATGTAGAAATCAATAGAACAAACTTTGATACGAATGCAACTAGCAGAGGCACTGATGGAAGTTTAACAAACGCTCCACAACTATCATTTAATTTTGAATTTACCGGTGGAGGAGAAAATGTTTTCGCAACTGAAAATATTAATTACAATTCGATTAATCCAGAAATTGCGTTAATTATTCCAGGTTCAAAGACAAAGGTGGCAGCACAAATTAAGAGCACAAGTGGCACTAGTGTCAATGGAGATGAACCTTCATTCATCGAGCAACCATATGAAAATGTTGAACTAGGAAAAGAAAACATATTATCCTCTACGAGAATTGTTTGTTCAAATATTAATGAGCAAACTTATCTTTCTGGAAATAAGTCATTCAATATGAAGGTAGTTCTTTCTACTACAGATACAAATCTGTCTCCAATGATTTTCTGGAAAAATTCTTCTGCAAAACTGTCAAGTAATAGGTTAAATTATCCAATATCAAATTATATTGATGATAATAGAGTTAATTCTATTTCTGATGATCCACACGCTGCAGTTTATGTATCAAATACTGTAAGACTTGCACAACCAGCAACTTCATTAAAAGTTATTGTGAGTGCTTATAGGCATTCATCTGCAGATTTCAGAGTTCTCTATAGTTTAATTAGAGCAGATTCTAGTGAAATTGCACAAGCGTTTGAACTATTCCCAGGTTATGCCAATCTAACAATCGACAATAATAATGATGGATATCCTGATATTATAGATCCAGCAAAAAATAGTGGATTACCTGATGTTTTTGTCCCTGCAAGTTTAGATAATCAATTTCTTGATTATGAATTCAATGCGAATAATTTAGGAGAATTTACTGGGTACACAATTAAGATTGTAATGGCAGGAACAAATCAAGCATATGCTCCAAGATTCAAAGATTTAAGGAGTATTGCAATTAGATGATGATTCCAGTAAAGGGTCACCCAAATTTGTATCGAGATGAACAGACGGGTGCTATTATTAATTGTGATAATTATGCTTATACTCAATATGTAAATAGCATTAATAATCGTGATTCCCAAAAAAGGGAATTGGATAATATGAAAAAAGATATTGATGAAATCAAATTATTACTTAAGGAGTTGCTTAATGGATCCAAATGAGATTGAACTAGAAACAATTGATAAAATGTTTGAGTACGAAAAACATTCCAGATTAATTGAAGAATTAAGTTTCGATGAATTAAAAAATTTTTCCAAATTGTATTGTAAATTATATCTAAAGCAACAAGAAGTTATGGCATCACTAGGCACCATATAGATATAAATAAGAAGTAGAGCTTAAAAAAATAGATGGCAGCCGTATATGTTAATAACCTAGTTATAAATGCCGGTTCCGAATTTACTCAAACTTTCACATTAGAAGGTGTTGAAAATAATTCTCTATTTAATTTAACTGGATATACGGTAGCTTCTCAAATGAGAAAATGGGCAGGAAGTTCTTCTGCAATAAATTTTACAGCATCAATTTTACCTCCAACAACTTCTGGAAGAATTTTTTTAAGATTAACTGGAGCAGAAACATCAGATATAAAACCTGGAAGATATGTTTATGATGTAGTAATTACGGATGAATTTAATGTCAAGAATAGAGTTATTGAGGGTATGGTTCTGGTAACAGAAGGAGTTACTCGTTAATGACTGATATTAAAGTTACAGCTGGTCAACAGTCTGATATTAAAGTTAGAGTTGGTCAACAAAATGCAGTAAAAGTTATTTCCAGTGTATCTGGATCTGCTGGAGCATCAGCTGTAAATGCAGAAAATGTTATTGGTGGCATTGCATCTGTAACACAATTGCAGGTTAGTGGAATATCAACTTTTGTTGGTGTTTCTACTTTTAAAAATGATGTTTACATTGATGGCGATCTTTATGTACTTGATGATTTAAAATTTGATGAATTTACTGCCAGAAATGCAAATATAACTGGTGTTACTACAACTAATAATTTTGTAGTAACTGGAACATCAGGTTTTGTTGGATTAGTTACTGCCAATAGCATAACTTCACAAAATTTAAACATAACTGGTCTTACTATATCGGATAATTTTACAGCAAATAATGCTACAGTAATTAATGGATTTTATTATGTCGAATCAGAGAGGAGTGGAATTGCATATTTCAATCAATCTGGATTGATGGTCTCTACGGGAGCAACTAGTTCTGCTATCAATTATACAAACTATATACTCACAACGGATAATTCTGGTATTCCAACCTGGTCCAATACCATAGATGGAGGTGCGTACTAATGTCAAAACCAACAACAAGGCAACAACTTATAGATTATTGCTTGAGGCGTTTAGGCGCTCCAGTATTAGAAATTAACATAGATGATGACCAAATTGATGATTTAGTTGATGATGCATTACAATATTTTCAAGAGAGACACTTTGATGGTGTCGAAAGAATGTATTTAAAATATAGATTTACTGATGAAGATATCAATAGGGGTAGGGCAAAAAATACAAATGGCGTGGGTATTGTAACAACTACGGGTACAGCAAATATTAGTGGTATTGGAACAACCACTTTTAATTTTTATGAATCTTCAAATTTTATTCAAGTTCCAGATTCAGTAATTGGAATTGAAAAAGTATTCAAATTTGATACGAGTTCTATTTCTGGTGGAATGTTTAGTATCAAATATCAGTTATTTTTAAATGATCTCTATTATTTTAATTCAGTTGAATTATTACAGTATGCTATGGTCAAAAGTTATCTAGAAGATATTGATTTTCTTTTAACAACAGATAAGCAAATTAGATTTAATAAAAGACAAAATAGAATGTATCTTGACATTGATTGGAATGCTCAAAATAAAGATACCTTTATTGTTATAGATTGTTATAGGATTCTCGATCCAAATGATTTTACTAAAGTATATAATGATAGTTTCTTGAAAAAATATCTTACTGCTCTTATGAAGAGGCAATGGGGTCAAAATTTAATTAAATTCCGAGGAGTAAAACTTCCTGGTGGAATTGAATTAAATGGTAGAGAACTTTATGAAGATGCAGAGAGAGAATTAGAAGATCTAAAGCAAAGAATGTCTTTAGAGTACGAACTACCACCTTACGATTTTATTGGATAATAATGGCACTTAATCCCTTTTTCCTACAAGGATCACCAAATGAACAACGACTCGTTCAAGAGTTAATTAATGAGCAGTTAAAAATTTATGGTGTAGAAATAGTTTACATCCCCAGAAAATTTGTCAGAAAAGAAACCATTCTTAAGGAAATATCTTCTTCAAAATTTGATGATAATTTTGCAATTGAAGCATATGTTAACAATTATGATGGGTATAGTGGACAAGGTGATATTCTTACAAAATTTGGAATGAGTTTAAAAGATGAATTAAGTTTGATTATTTCTAAAGAAAGATTTGAAGATTTTATTTCGCCATTTTTAGAACCTCAATCTGATTATGAAATCCCAATATCATCAAGACCGAAAGAAGGAGATCTTATTTATTTTCCTCTTGGTCAAAGATTATTTGAAGTAAAATTTGTTGAACACGAGGTTAATTTTTATCAATTAGGGAAACTTTATGTTTATGAATTAAAGTGTGAATTATTTGAATATGAAGATGAAGTTATCGATACTTCAATTAATGAAATTGATACTCAAATTCAAGATGAAGGTTATATTACCACTTTAAATTTAATTGGTGTAGGTCAAACAGCAACTGCTATTGCAGTGCTTGGAACAGGATATGTAAATAGGATTTATCTCAATAATGATGGATATGATTATATTTCATCACCAACGGTAGCAATTTCTAGCGCACCCTTTGGTGGGATAAATGCTTCTGCAGTTGCCATTACCACTAGTGTTGCTGGAGTATATTCTATTAAAGAAATTCTTCTGACTAATGCTGGTTCTGGATATACAGAAGCGCCGACAATAACAATAACTGGTGGAGGTGGAACCGGAGCTGCTGCAACTTGTTCTATTGAAACAATACAAAGTGGTGTTACTAGATTTGTTATGACAAATAATGGAAGCGGATATAGTAATCTCCCAACTATTAGTGTTGCAGGACCTGGTTTGGGTCAAACTGCTACAGGAAGAGCGGTTATTGGTGTTGGACAAAGTGTAAGTTCCATTAGAATTGTAAATTCTGGAGTAGGATATACAGTTGCACCAATAGTATCTATTGGAGCACCATCAATTATTTCTGGAATTGGAACTTATGCATTTAATGAAATTGTTACGGGATCGATATCTGGTACTACTGCAAGGGTTAAATCTTGGGATCTTGATACGAAAGTACTTAAGGTTTCTTTTGCAGATAATGCTTCATCTGCAGGTTTTTATCCTGGAGAATTGATTGTTGGAACAGCATCTTCAGCAACATATGCAGTATCAACATACAATACTTGGGATCTTTATGATAAATATAGTGAAAATATTGAAATAGAAAACGAAGCAGATACTTTTCTAGACTTTTCACAATCAAATCCATTTGGTACTTATTAATGTTAGGAACTTATTTTTATCACCAAATTATTAGAAGAACAGTTATTTCTTTTGGAACTTTGTTTAATGATATCTACATTAGACATAAAGACTCCACTGGAGATAGTATTAGTGAAATGAAAGTTCCTTTAGCATATGGTCCTATGCAAAAGTTTCTTGCAAGAATTGAACAGCAAGCGGAATTAAATAAACCAATTGCTATGACTTTGCCTAGATTATCATTTGAAATGACATCTATACAATATGATCCTACAAGAAAGGCAAATTTGACTCAAACTTTCAAAGCATCTGATGGAACTAATTTAAAAAAAGTTTATCTTCCAGTTCCTTACAACATTGGATTTCAATTAAATTTGATGGCAAAACTTCAAGATGATGCTCTTCAAGTAGTTGAGCAAATTCTTCCATATTTTCAACCTGCATTTACTTTGACTATAGATTTAGTAGATTCTATTGGAGAGAAAAGAGATATTCCAATAACTTTAGATAATGTTTCATTTACTGATGATTATGAAGGTGATTTTTCAACAAGAAGAATTATGATTTATACTTTTAATTTTACAGCAAAAACCTATCTATTTGGTCCCGTTGCAGATAGTACTGATGGTCTGATTCGTAAGGTTCAGGTTGATGTTTATGCTGATACGAATAGAACAACTGCGAAGAGAGAGATGAGATATACGGTTGAACCAGATCCAATTGATGCTGGTCCAGATGATGATTTTGGATTTAATGAAAATTGGGAATTTTTCAACGACTCCAAGACTTGGAGCCCAACCCAACAAACGGATATTTAAAAAATTATGAAAAATAATTATGAAGGTTTGGATAGTGCTCTCAACATTGAAAGTAGTATTGTTGAGGTAGAAAAATCTGCAGAAAAACTTGATATTCTTCCCGTAAAATCTGATGATATTAAAAAAGACTATGAATATACTCGTGCAAATTTATATTCTTTAATAGAGAAGGGTCAAGAAGCAATTAATGGAATTATGGAACTTGCTGGAGAAGGTGGTTCCCCAAGAGCATATGAGGTTGCTGGTCAGTTAATAAAAAATGTTGCAGACACCACAGATAAATTAATTGATTTGCAGAAGAAACTTAAAGAAGTCGAAGAAGATACTACCAAAACTACAAATAATGTTACTAACAATGCAGTATTTGTCGGGTCAACTTCAGAACTCTCAAAATTACTCAAGCAAGGTTTTCTAAATAATAAAGAGTAATTAGTTTTATCCAATGAATGAGCAATTGAAACCATATAAAACGGTGGAGGAGATTGCCAAAAAGCATCGTCTTGAAGTTTCGTTTATTCAGAAGCAACTTGATATGGGTGCTCCAATTGAGCACGAACATACCAAGAATCAGAAGTTGGCAACAGAAATTGCTCTTCAACACTTAGACGAAATCCCAGATTATTATACCCGTTTGAAAAAAATGGAGGCAGATGCTAAAAAACATCATAAAAAGTTTAAGGATGTAAAGGAAGAAACCAAGTCTGGAGATGAAGGTCTTCACGATTGGTTTAATAAATCGAAATCATCTGATGGAAAAAAAGGATGGGTTCAACTTGGAGGTAAATGGGCAGGTAAACCCTGTGCTCGTCAACCTGGACAAACTTCTACACCAAAGTGTGGAAGTTCTAAAATGAAAAGAACACTTTCCAAAGACGAAGAAGAATCTGCGAGAAGAAGAAAAAATCGTCTAGACCCAAATCAGCCAGAAAAAACTGGTGCTTCAAAACCAACAAATGTAAGAACAGAAGAAATGAATCTCCAAGAAGTAAAAGATAAACCAGGCAAAGGTAGCGGTAAAAAAGATGCTTGCTACAATAAAGTAAAATCGAGATATGCTGTTTGGCCTAGTGCATATGCATCAGGAGCATTGGTTAAATGTCGTAAAGTTGGTGCTGCTAATTGGGGCACAAAATCGGAAGATTGTTGGGATGGATATAAACAAGAAGGTATGAAAAAGAAAGGTAAAAAACTGGTTCCAAATTGTGTTCCTATCAAAGAGGAAACTGGAATGGTAAGATATTGCCCAAAATGCAAAAAAGACGAAACTCAGTCTGAATGCAAGTATGGTCCAAAGTTCTGGGCATTATATTCAACACCACCTATGTTAACTACAAATCAAATGAAGTTTGATATTGCACAAGTTCATCCTGCTAATGAAGGATATGATCACGAATATTCGATGGCTCGTTCAGAAATTTCTACTATTATTAAGGCAGCAAATAGACTTAAGAAAAAGGTAAAAAAAGGTGAGGGAAGCATTGAAGCTTGGGTACAATCAAAGATTACAAAAGCAGCAGACTACATTGATACAGCAGCAGATTATGTAGATAGTGGCGAGATGCAAAAAGAGCAAATTAGTTTTGAAATTGGTTCTGGTCATAGACAAGCACAAAAACAAGCAAAAATTAGAAATCTTGCAACCGGAACTACAAATAAAGGAGAAAAGGAGGCAGCACTCAAAAAACTTTCCGGACCTTCATTACCTCTTGCAGATTCTTATGAATATTCAAACTGGAGAGCAGATTTTGGACTATCTGAGGATTGGCAAAAAGTTAATCGTCAAGATAAAACTGACGGTTTAAGTCAAAAAGCGGTAGACGCTTATCGTCGTGAAAACCCAGGTTCAAAACTTCAGACTGCAGTAACCGAAAAGAAACCAACTGGAAAAAGAGCAAAGCGTCGTACAAACTTCTGCCGTCGTATGAAAGGTATGAAGTCTAAACTTACTACAGCAAAAACAGCAAGAGATCCAGATTCAAGAATCAACAAAGCATTGCGTCGTTGGAACTGTAACTAAAATGAAATCCTTTCAACAATTTATTTCAGAAAGCATCACTATTAATGGTGATTTTAATGGAACTCTAAATGTAGGTTCCTCTCAACCAGAACCAGAACAGGCACAGGAATCTTTCTTTGCTGATGTTGTGTGGGAAGGAAAATTATATCGTCTAGAAGTAGAAGGAAAAATGATTTCCAAAAATGAACTTGCAGAGCAAATTCAAGGGGAATATCCTGGAGCAATTGTTCATAACATTTATCCTGCTCAAGTAAATACTTCAAGAATTAAAAACGCACAAAGATATCAACCAGAAAGATTATCTTGGGGTGAATAATTTATGGCACAATTTAATAAAAGTACTCAAGATTTTTTAAATCAAGAGAGAACTCTTTTTGAAGTAAATATGATCGCCAATAAAAATGGCGAGGTTGTTACACTCGATAATCCATTTCCAGTCACTGGAACTGTTGGAATATCATCAGAAACTCTTGTAACTATTAATCCAGATACAAATGCTGTTGATGCATTTGGTAGAAATAGAGTTTCTGAACCCTTTACTCTTGGCGACTACAAGCACTTATATGCTATTGACCCAAACTTTTTAGATAGTGTTTCTGGTGCTGGTTCAACAGTAACATTTTTGCAAAACCAAGCGTGTGCAAGATTACAAACTGGTATTGGAACAACTGCATTTAGTGTTCACCAAACAAAGTTTTATCATCACTATCAACCAGGAAAAGGACAACTAATTTTTAGTTCTTTCAATTTTTATGCCCCTCAACAAAATGCAACTAAAAGAACTGGATATTTTGATGATAGAGACGGAATTTATTTTGAACAGGTTGGTCTTAATACTTCTGATGGAATAAATCCTGGTATTGGAACAAACAATTGGGTAATCAGAACTTTTGTAAGTGGAATTGCAACAGAAACAAGAATTCCACAATCACAATGGAACAGAGATAAATGTGATGGAACAGGAATTTCTGGATTTAATTTAGACATTACAAAAACTCAACTTGCATTTATAGATTTTCAGTGGTTAGGTGTTGGTAGAGTTCGTTGTGGATTTGCTCATAATGGACAACTCATCACCGCACACGAATTCAACCATTCTAACTATCAGAGCACAGTTTATATTGCAAATCCAAACCTACCAGTTCGTTGCGAACTCCGAAATACTGGTGTAGGTATTGGAGCATCATTTGATCAGATTTGTTCTTCTGTGATGTCAGAAGGTGGATATGTAGAAAGTGGTATTGACTTTGCTTATACAATGACTACTACAAGAACCACACCAACACCAGCAGGAACAGAACTTCCTTTGGTTGCCATTCGTCTCAAAAATATTTTTCAGGGATATCCAAATAGAATATCAGTCAAATTAAATAATCTTTCATTATTTTGTGAGACCAATAGTATTGTTTATAAAGTTATAAAACTTCCAAGTTCTGCTTATTTGAGTAATGCAGGAACTTTAACTTGGACTTCTGCTTCTGATAATAGTGGTGTTGAGTTTTGTATTAATGCAACAACTTACAATAATGGTGATGTTTTTGCATCTGGTTATGTTCCTTCTGGTGCATCACAAAACTCACTTTCACCAGTTGCTTCTGGAACATTAAGTCAGGCAAAGAAAAATATTATTGTTCAAAATATAGATTCAACAAACTCTGAAATTTATGTGCTTGTTGTAAGAACCATTACTACTACTGGTAATGCCACTGCTGGCGTTGCTGCTGCTCTTCAATGGAGGGAGATTTACTAAATTATGT